AGGCGTTTGGGCGGGTCACAATGACCTTGCAACCAGCGGGAATGACCACATCAGGGGTCAGGAACAACTTAACCGATTGGGAAACCATTGCAACGGCATCACCTTCAGTTGAAGTTAAGGTTTCAAAGGACAACTTACACGGCTGATCCTGAAGAAGCGGCTTTTCTTCAAAATCGGTCAGCTTTGTATCAGGATCGGTGACTTCCACCCGCTGGATGATAGTACACCGATCCTTCCACAGCTTTTCAAGGGCTTTCCGCTGGGCGCTTACCATACCAACCGCCTGTAACGGATGAATTCACGGGTTCGCCCGTTGGTCAGGTATTCGATCAGGTTATTCAATCGCTGTTCAGGGGTGGCACTACCTTCACCAACGGCAAAGGTAATGTTGGTATCACCTTCCTGAATGGATTTCACAGCCGCATCCAGATCAAACCCTTCCAGTTGCCCACAATCCTTCTTCCACTTCAGGTATTGGCCCACAACCATTTCCACGGCCATGAATTCCAAGCCTTCAGGGATTGCGGCCTGATTGGTTTCATTTTTGATCCGTTCCGTAACGGAATTGATGATGAAATCAATCAGAGGGTCAGTATCAGGAACAGTTACCCCCAAGGCTTCCAACAGGGAAATTACTTTATCACGCATGGGGGATCACCGCCTTTCTTTACTGTTCAGCTTCAGCCGCCTTGATAGCGGCCAGAATATTGGCCTTCTTGTCGGCAACATCGGTAAGATCAATACCGTGTTCCACGGCGTAAGCCTTCAGATCATCCTTGCCCATCTTGGCAAGGGGATCAACCACAGGGGCTTCACCTTCCACGGTGTAGCCCTTGGCCCTCATAATATCGGCAACTGCGGGATCATCAGTGGTAGCAACACCACGATTGAACACGGCAATGCACTTGCCATTTGCCCACACAGCGCCGAACTTCTGTTTACCAGTGATCTTAAACATAGTTCAGCCCTCCCTTACAGCAAGCCGGTAATGGAACCGTGCAGGAAAGCGGGGCCGTGGGCAAGGCCGATTTCGCCGTAAATCTGCTTCTTTTCGGCGGCACCGGTACGGGCCAAATCCTCCAAGAACAGAACGCCCTTGCCGGGAACATCCTGAAAAACAGGGGCGCAAGCGGAAACATCCGCAATCAGGATCTTGTCAGCGGCCATGAAGGGATCATAGCAGATACCCATTTCAAAGAAGTCGGTTTCCAACTTCTGAATGTTCATACCACCAACATTGCGGGGGGCGGCGGCGTTGTAACCCAACTGCTTTTCATACAGATCGGTGATCTTCTGCTTCTGGGTGGAACCACAGAACAGAACCATGTTGCCGAAGTTGGCACCGGCATCAGCCATGGCCTTGAACAACTGCTTCAGCAGATCCAAAGACAGGGCGGCGGAACCGGCATCAATAGTGGTGCCGGTGGAACACAGTTCCAGCATACCACGGGTCTTGTTGGCTTCAGTTACACCGCTTGCCTTGGCATAGGTGCCGTTCAGGAAGGTGTATTCCACATCACGGGCAATCTTCTTCAGGCGCTGGGCAATCTGCCAATCCAGTTCAGAAGTGGGGTTGGCCTGAACACCAGCGGTGTTCAAACCGGACAGCTTGCCACGGTTCGCCATCTTTGCATAAGTCAGGGAAATGGTTTCGTGGAAGATCTGGGTCACATTGGTTTTCTGCTCACGGGCAATGGCAGTAGCTTCAGGGGCGGTCTGGGAAGCCTGTTCAGAAATGGAAGGCTGGGCCGCATCGGGGAACTCATACAACACGCCGGTTGCGAATTCGTCATTCTCGGTTTTCATACCACCGGACAAACCGCCGATCATGGACAGGAAGGGGGTTTGGGTGGGGGAAGCGGTGAACAGATCACCGGCAAAGTTCGGCAGATTGAAAGTAGTACCGATTCCAGTAACATTAGGCATAATCAAACATCCTTTCTAAAAATCGTTTTATTTTGGTGGGTAACTTAAAACAAGGTCACGCCATCAGCGGCGGCTTCACGCTTGATAGCAACCACAAGGGCGGAATTACCGGCCTTTCGTGCATCAGCCAAGCGGGTTTCATAGCCGCTGACTTTGGGATCAGGGTTCGTGGTTACGCTTCCAGCGGGGGAAGCACCGGCCACGGCGGGGGTAGTGTTAGAATCAGCTTTGAAAAGGAAACTGGTTCCTTCAGCCTTTGCCAGCTTGCCGATTTCATCAGCAAGGCCGTAAATGGTGCCATCATCGGCCAAGTTAGCCTTCTCCAAGAAAGCGGCCAACAGGGGTTTCACGGTGGCGGGGTTAATCGCCTTGGCATCCGTCAGGGCCTTATCCACAGCGGCGTTGATCTTCAGGGCCTTCATTTCAGCGGCGTGATCATCAGCCAACTTCTTGTTATCGGCCTGAAGCTGGGCAATTTGATCCTGAAGGGCCTTGGCATCGCCGGTGTTCTTCTGCAAGGCTTCCAACTGCCCATCTCTTTCCTTGATGGTGTTCTTTGCGGTCTGAAGTTCCGTGTTGACCTCATTGAAGCGGCTCTTGGGAACAAAAGAACCATTCAAACCTTCCATCACTTTGTTGGCCTGTTCTTCTGTCAGGCCCATTTGCATCAGGGTTTCCTTTGTCATAGCGTTTTCCTCCATTCATAATCCTTTTTTACCGTGGGTAAGGAACCACGATTTTGAACCCTTCTGTTTACCGCCCACAACGGTTCTAAACGGCGATTTGGGTATGAAAAAACCACCACCGGCCAAGGGCCGGGGTGGTTCAATCAACAATTATGTTTTTTTCTTCCTGATAGCCATGTTCCTTCATGTAGGCTTCAAATTCTTCCACCACTTCAGGGGGTGCGCCTTCCTTCAGGTGCCAGTTATCAGGTTCAGGAACGAAATATTCACTTGTGAAGAACTTGGGCATCATTTCAATCCCTCCAATAACTCCATAAGTTGTTTTCCGAACTCTACCGCAACGGGGCGGGGGTTCGGGCTGTCCACCCATTCACTGAAACATTCAGCGAACCATTCATAATGGTCTTTGGTGGCGTAACCGGAAACAGCGGCTTGGGTGTCAGAAACCTTCAGGCCACACGCCTTCATTACCTTGGGGCGCAGATAGGCGGAAACCCATTTAGGCTTCCACTTATTCAGCATACCCGCCGCACATTTGATGTTGGTCAGGTAATCATCCACAGCATGGCCCAATTCGTGGGTAACGATGGAACCCCAATGAGTACCGGCACAATGGAAACCAGCCGCCAGATCACCCGCATAGTGCTTGGCAAGTTTGGCGCTATCCCCAAAATACCGGGTGTTCACGCTGATACCGCCACGGCCAAGGCCAACCATACATTGGGCATAGGTTCCAGCGCTCAAAGTGGTGGCATTACAGGAATTCAATTCACCGATCATATCAGGCAGACGGTTGAAAACCCGTTCATGGGCTTTGAACACGCCTTTGGCCGTTTCCAGATCACAGCCTTGCAAGGAAAGCAGATCATTACCATCATAGGTTTTCCCATTGATGGTGGCGATATTAAACCAGCCCTGTTCTTTCATCAGGGCTTCCACTTCCTCAACGGTGGTGCAATCGTCCACGGTCAGTTTCTTGATCCCTTCAATTATACCGCCCACGGTGGCAACGGTCAACCCATCCTTGGAACCGCCTTCCGTGAAGGTTTTTACCCAATCCCCATATTTCATGTTGGAAGGCACATAGTAAACCTTTCCATCAGCGTTCCGGGCGGCTCTTTCGCCAATGATCGTTTCATCAATGGCCGGGGCCGTAGTTCCACGGCAGTTGGGATGAAAGGGCGGCACCGTTACGCCGGGTTCATATTGGGAAAGCGGGATCACCGTTCCATCAAGGGGTTGGCAAATCTCGCAAGTGTGGGAATCCAGCGTTTCAATGATTTCCACCATATCCACGCCCAATTCCTTGTAGCTTTCATAGCTTGCGGCGGCGTTGAAATAGGTGGTTTCCGTGTGAACCAGCCTTCCAGCCTGATACCGGGAAACATTGAACTGTTTCTTCACGGCATCGGTGATCTTTTGGGGGCTGTCACCCCTCAAAAGCCCTTGGGTAAGGTTCTTCTGAATACCGGTCACAAGGTTGGCTTTGCCTTCCCAACAGCGATCCCGGAAGGTTTTCTTATCGGCTGTCCACGGTTTTGAAAGCAAGGTTTCAATTTTCTTCTGATTCAGGGCCGTAATATCCCAACCAATACCCATGCCCTTCTGAATTTCAAAGGCGGTCTTGGTATATCCGTTGGAAACTACATCCTTCAGAAGATCATCAATGCTGTCAAGCTGGTTTCCATACAGAAGTTCAAGCTGTTGCTGAATCTGCATTTGCACCGCTTCAAGGCGGCTGATATGGAACCGGGCGGAAGCGTTTTCCAGCTTCTTGATCCACTCCGGGGAAAGGTTGGCTTGCTGTCCGATCTTGATATACTGATCAACCGTCCATTTGAATTCTTCAAGCTGTCCGGTGGTCAACCATTTTCGGGCTTCCGTCAGGCTGATTTTGTTGTTGGTGGCGAACCGGCCATACCAGCGTTCAATATCGGCCTGAACTGTTCGTTCCGCTTCTCTGAACATATCTTCAAGGGTGCTGATACACTGATCGGCTTCCCTTTGGGCGGCTTCTTCCAGAATGGCGAACCGGCCCCGCCAATAGTCAGCATTTTTCATGGGCTGATTCTCCCTTCTGTTATATTGGCTGGGGTGGGCGGATTTGAACCACCGAATCACGGGGTCAAAACCCGTTGCCTTACCTCTTGGCTACACCCCAATATTGGTGCCGGGTATGGGAATTGAACCCATACGCCCGAAGGCGGCAGATTTTGAATCTGCTGTGTCTGCCTGTTCCACCAACCCGGCGAATGGTAGCGTGTACGGGAATTGAACCCGTGATCCCGGCTTGAAGGGCCGGTGTCTTAACCACTTGACCAACACGCCATAGAAAGTGCCGGGGAAAGGAATTGCACCTTTGACCGGGCAAGGAGGCAACCCGGCCCGCCCCGTTATTGCCCCGGCATATCGGAAGGGTGGGGATTATTCATCCCCACCCGGTTCCTGTGTTTTGGAAGGATTGTTGGAATTGGGAAAAGCGTTCATGTAGTCCTGAACGGCTTCTTCCTTTTCCTTCTTCAAACGCTCCAATTCCGTTTGTGCATCCTTTGTCCACGGGTGCTGTTCCACAATGGTTTCATTGGAAATGATACCAGCAGATTTGGAACAGTTTTCGATCACTTCAGATTCATTGATCAGAATATCACGGTTGAAGATTACAGAAACTTCTTCATTTTCAAAATCCCCTTTCCCCTTGGTTTTCAAATCCTGACAGATAAACCAAATAAGCTGTTCAAATGCCGCCTGAAATTCCGTTTCCATGCTGTTTGCATCCAAATCAATGTCAGAATACATGGATTGGATGTTCATTTGGTTGGGATTACCGGAAAGGCGATCATCCTTGGCATCATAGCCACGGGCATTTTCAATCAGGGCCTTTTTGAACACTTCCAAAATGGCCTTGTAGTTTTCAGCGTTCACTTCAATGGTCAGGGTTTCAACCCCGCCATCTTCACGAACCTTCACAGCGGAATAGGTGGAAAGGTTATAACGGAATTCGCCAAGATCCTGACCATCATAGTTCTTCAGAACCAAGATGGTGTTCCGGGCATTTTCTTCCATGTTGTTCTGAAAATCAGAAAGGATGGTGTTGATACCATCCTGAAGGGATTTCACACGGCGGATCAGCGGCGTTTCCTGTTTGTTGTACTTGAAGGCGATCAGCGGCAACCGATCCCAATTATAGGCTTCCACCTTCTCACCGGTGGTCACAGTGATATAGGGGGAATATTCACCAAGTTCAACATCAGGGATC